TTGCTGTGGAAGTAGTTGCTGGAACTGTGGCAACTGTTGTATCTGTTGGTGGATCTGTATGTGCATCTGGTGATTCTCGTTTGGCGTGACACCCGGATCGCCTCCGTTAATCAGGTAGGCTACGTTTTCCAGTTGTGCCGCTTTTAACGTGTCGCCGTCTTCTGCATCACCTAAATACTTGTCAGGGTCTTGCACACGAAACGAGGCCAGTAAGCCCTTGATCGCTTCGATGCGGTTTATCTCCGGAAGGTTGATCGTCATGTTGAACAGTTGCAGTGCATCCTGACGTTCCAACTGTTCGGTCAACGGCTGCATACTACCGGCTTCGATGTCGATCTTGTAGCGGATGCGTAAAATGTCAGCGGTCACCGCCTCGTATACCGGATCTTCGGTGTCTCTGGCTACGTTGACTAAAAAGTCATCGGGTAAATATCTTTCATCGGCCATCATACGCAGCGAGTTGCGAACAACAGCACGGTAGCAATCGGCTACGCGCAACTGCATCCACTCGCGGTTGACCTGAGCAAAACTTGCAGACAAAGAGGCTTGCGTGGCTGTAACCTTCGGGCCACCGCCCATCGCCATCTGCGATACGTTCAGACTTTGCTCCTCGTAACTTTGGGCATCCGCTTCCAGACCCAACTGATCCGGTGGAGGGTTGCCAAAGTTCATCTCGCGCATCGAGGTACTCGGGTCTTCCACCCAAATAATCTCACCGTCACGACCACCCTCTAACGTGTCGCCGATGTCTTGGTTGGCTTCGCGTTCACGGCGCGAGGCTAAGACCACACGCTGGAATCTTTTTAACAGGTCGGCTCTACGTGACACCGATTCAACGATAAGTGACTGTGTATCCTCGACATACGCCATTGGCGGTTCGCCGTAAAACGAGCGTTCCGTCTGGTCAAACCGCAGTGCATGATACGGAAAGCCGCCGTCCATCAGGTATCCACCAGCCGGTTCAAACTCACCCGTCATACGTTCTTCACCGGTGAACGGATCGGTTTCTGTAATCGGGTTCATCGCTAAGAACGGATGATCGACTTCCTCAATCGGATCGGTCACTCCTTCAGCAAATGTGATGCGCTTTTTATGCAAACGGTCATGGACTTCATACAAGCAGACCATCTGACCCTGCTTGGAATGCTGCACCGCGTCATACTCGTCTGAGTGTTCAGCATCTTGCATGTCATAAATAAAAGCGTCGGCCTGATCTTCATCCGACATCGCCTCAATCTGACGGCGGTTTACAAACCGGTCGTCCTCTTTCACAAACTCTAACGGCACCATCATTTTCTCAATAATGTATCGTGCGCCGGAAAGTTTGTGTGGAGGGCATAACGGATCGACGTAGACGTTAAACGGCGACACGCGATGCACATATGGAAAGTCGTTTTCCTGAGCATCGTTAATCGTGTATGGTGCAACAATGTCGTCGTCGCCCGGTGGGTTGTAGCCAAACTTCAGCCAGCCAACCGAACAGAACAACGCATCAAAGATAACCTGTTGCACTTCGCGTTTAGCATCCATCTGCTCTAATGCAGCGTTGGCTACACGCTCCAGTATCTCCGCAGCAAACTCACGACCCGGTTCCTCGACCTTGAAGAACACATGCGGATAGTTAAAAGAGACACTGGCGATGATCTGACGAGCCAACGGATACATGCGGCTGATCTTGACGATCTTATCCTCGTCCAAACCAGGCACATCAAAATCGAGTTCGTACGTTTTCAAAAGCCTACGCCACGTCTTGTGGCGCGTCTTCATGTACTTTCGACCGTCCTCAATGGCTCCACGCCAGTAATCTATTTGTTTTTGCTTCAAACTATTTGCCTTTGCCGACCTTCTTCAAGTTGTCCGACCCTGCTGGTTTCGCTTTGACGCGAGTGCCTTTTTTACTACGGTTTTCTTTTGTCGTCGTTGGTGTTCCGTTAAAACCCTTCATAGCATTTTCTCCTGTTATGCCAGTGCGTAACGCCCTTTGCGTACGCCCCAGCCTTGTTCCATTATGTCAATGACTTCTTGTCCAGTGCCTTCATACGGCTGTTCATCTTCCGGCTTGTGCGGTCTGTATACGTGCATCATCGCATACCGCAATTCATCCGCTGCATGGTCTTCTGCGTGGGTGTCCAGATCTTCCGGATTTTTGTTGCTGCGTGGCAACGCCGGCATGGTTCGCATCAGTGCATCGTTCCAACCGTTAAAGCAGAAAAAGCGTTCCTTAATCAGCGCATCGTTAATTACGCGCCATCCGGTGATACGGTCGTTGGATGCTCTGGTTAGAAATAATCCATGCTCTGCAAACACATCTGCCGGCGAATGAGAAATAGCAGCCGACAACCGGCGCTTGGTAAACATAGAAGGATCGCAATAGATGGTCTGTGGGTAGCGGCCCTCTGTAAAAGGACAACTCTCGATCATCTTGCAAATATTGTCTGCATGCTGTGATGCACTGGCGTTGTCTTGGTAATACTCTGCAATGCGATAGACGTTGCCATCGTAGTCCACCGTGTATAGGCCAAAAGAAGTGAATGCCGCTTCGCCGTAGTCCATAGCGCCAAACAACGGCCAATGTTCGGGTATTTCGTAACTGTTGACCGCAATCTTCTTTTCGTTCCAGTTGGTGAAATATTGACCGACAAACGCATCCCAATCGCCTTCCAGCCATGCTTTCACCAGATGATCGTCACCTACACCCTTTAGCCGGTTTATGTAATTGGGGTCACGCTCTAACAAAATCTTGTTATCGGTGACAACCGAATGGATGTAAATGCGCTTCATACCGTCTTCGCCCTCAATCACCGTACCTTCCGGTGCAGGGTCGATAAAGTATTTTTTTAAGTTTTGGTGATTTGGCCCACCCGGGTTACCGGAACTAACAATCTTTTTGTCCGGAACATCAGCACCCCCTGACCGCAAACACGCTTTTAGCTTGTTATACGCCTTGAGGTCATTAAAAGAGCCTAACTCGTCAAAAGCTATGTAAGAAAAGCTCATGCCCTGATAGTGATCCGCATCAATTTCGTTTTCAATGTGCCGCAGTTTGAGTGTTGCACCATTTGGAAAGACCCATGTATGGCTTCCGACCTTGTATTCTGCATCCGGATAAAACTCTCGATACATCTTGCGCGTAAGGTCGATAATTTCGTCCAGTTCCGGGTAGGTTCTGCGAAACAACACGCCTTTCCAGTGTTCACCGTATTTTTCCACGCCCATGAGGAACATGTAACACAGAATAAAACTCTTACCCGACCCTCTACCGCCAGCAAAAAACAACTCGTCAACAAAGTTGCAGCGCACTGCTTTTTCTTGTGGGCCGGGTTGCGGTTTTAGGTTCATTTGGCCTTCACCTTTAGTTTTTTCGGCTTTTCCACCGGCACAAACTTCCAATGCCTGTTTTCGCGGTGTAAACTACCCCAATTATCCACGATTTTCTCACATCGAGAGTCCGTAGGGTAGATTTTCGGCCTGTATGTCTGCTCTTCCAGTATCATCCGACTGTTTCCTCAACAGTGAACTGCGCTTCAACCATCTGCTCGTTCTGTTTCAGCCATTCCTCGTAACTTTCTGCTACCGGCGGTGCGTTCAACGGCTTGACTTCCACCGTATGCTCAACCTGTAAGCGGTTATCGCCCACCTCTTCGCGAATCTCTTTCAACACCTTCAACTTCAGCGCTACACGCTTTTCGGGTATCTTGTTGTAAATCTCTTCTAGCGCCAGCACCCGATTCTTTCGCCAGGCTAACGGCACCTCGTCAAAATTCTTGCGATCTCGCTCCAGTGCCTCTTGCAGTGCTTCCTTGAACTCCGGCTTCTTACGCCATGCCGCCACCGTAGAGCGATTCACATCCAGTGTTCGCGCTACTTTCTCTCCGCATTTGTCCGGAGTCCACCGATCCAACACAATCAGTTGCACTGCTTGCTGCTGTAGTTCGCTTAACGCCATTATTCTTCCTCAAGCGTCGAACATTTGCGAATAAACACTGGATTTCGCGGGCCAGCGTATACACCGCCGATATTAAAATCAAAAAACTCTATTGCTTCACCATGCTCCATGCCATCGCGCTCCATCAGCACCTCAATCACCTTGTCGTAGTCGTAAGCCACCACACTGTCTTCACCAAAACGACTGCATACCCCCGTAATCGCCGCATCCAAACCATCCAAGACAATCGCACCCTCAACTTCCTCCATCACCGCCATCAGTAACTCCACAGTGCCGGACGCGGTACGTGAAACCCGTCACCCGGCCCGATAATGTCCAGATGCAAAAACCTTTTCGCTCCGGACTGCTGCACCCCTAACCCCGTAAACCCCAGCTTCACCGCTGCAAACAACACCTGGAAAGCAAACACCCTCTCACACGCCACATCCACCGCCTTGCCGCTGGTATGCGAACCGGTCGGTTTACCGTCTGCCAACTTCGCCGCTTCAATCGGATGATCCGGCGAACGATACCCCGACGTAATCACCAACGGCTTACCCACCGCCTCTCGCAGCTTTTGCAACTTATCCATCAACCCCTCATCCACCCGACACACCCCCGTTGCCGAACACTTCATCTCGTCAAACGAGAAATTCGGCCAGCGGTCTGAAGGCCATTCGGCCTGATGGAAGTCTCTTTGCATAGGCCAAAAATACCTAAGTGGCGATCACACAAGAGATACGCTTGTGCAGTACATGCACTTTTTTTACAAAAAATTTTCAGAGAGATAAAAAAAATTTGACAAACGGCTTTCACGAAGTTATGGTTGGGGGGGTAAGGGGGGGCAAACCGGTTAAACACGTCACCATTTAGAACCGGTTAAACCGGTGTACCCAGTGTACACGGTGTACCCCATGTACCCCATGTACTCAACCCTGAGAAACGTGTACCCCACCACCCAACCACCCATAGCAAAAACAAAACGTGTCACATATCACCCAATCACCCGATAACACGGTGACACAGTGTACCCAGTGTACACCCCTCAGCCACATTCGCCCACGATACAAGCTCACCGCGTCCAGCGTCACCCTTCGGGGCATGGTCACCGTGTCACGGATTGTCACAACTTGGTGCTGAGATGGACACGCATATGGACGGGTATATACGGGTTCGTTCGCTTTTGACGGCGCCCCTTGTCGCTTCACCTTCCAGCCCGGCCATGACCGAAAACGAACACAGAGAGACGCACACAAACCAAGACAAAACCACACAACGTCTAACCGCCTATATTGCCAGTTATCGA